AAATAAAACAATCGCATTAATAGTTTCACCATATTGTGCAGTTCTTACTTGCGACCAAAGAAGCTGACTTGAAACTCTTACGCCACCAACTCTTAAACCATCAAGATCAAGTCTGCTTGTTCCATAAACCAAAGGTATGAATGAACCTAATGCTGCTAAATCTTGTAAAGAGTCAAAACCACTCGTAGGGTTAAAGCGACTTCTTCCTTGAATACCACCGATATCTAATCTTGGCCCTCCACTTTGATCTTTAGGTTTTGGTGCAAGCAAATATGCTGCCGCAGCTAACGCAACAGTTACTGCAATTTTCCCCCAAAGAGTTAACCCCACCCATTTTCCACCTTCAATTACAATCCATGTTTCTAATCCTCCATTAACAATTAAAGGAACATTTTCGTATCCTTTTTTTTGTTCTAAATTATAAGCATCTGTTAAATCTAAAAAATCAAAATATTCTTTAGGACTTATGCCTAAAGATTCACATAGTGCTACTTCAAATGGTAATAAAGTTCTATGACCCCCAATCCTGCGATGGGACTCCATCGAACCGTCTTGTCTACGAATGATAGCCAACCACTTTTCCAATAAACTGCTAATCCGTAACCTTTTTCTGCTTTGCAGAGAGCTACAACTCCAATATTAGCGGTTGTTGTAAGTGTTCCCCACTTTTTTAGTTCATCACGAAATACCTCATAATCTTTTCGTCTTAATCGCCTATACCAATGACGTTCTTGAGTAGGAAAATATATTCCATAATTTCTAATAACTTGCCCAGCAAGACTTACGCAATCAGCAGCTTTGTGTTGATCTGGATTAGCCCCTAAACGATAAGGCAACCCTAGCAACATTGCAGTTCTCACCTTGTTTGGATTGTTGAAGTTACAGGTAAATGCCCTACTAAACTACTTGTTAAAAAACGACCAGTATTTCCACCAACTGCGTCTATAGAAGAAGTTAATAAAATTTCAATTGATGCATTGTCATAACCCATCGAAGCTATCTTCCAAATATCAAATGCTAAAACTGTTTTGACTACACTAAATGTTGTATCAGTCATCTGACAGGTAGAGACTCTAACGCTATAACCGTTATTTACAGCTTCTGCTGCATAACTCATAGACAACTTATTAGCACCAACAGATCCTTCTCTGTTACTACTTTCATTAGCTAAAACCAAAGCAGATTCAAGATTACTTCCATCATTAGATCTGGTTGCGCCTTGATAGATAAAAGCAAGAAAATCAAAATTTGCTCCACCTCCTACTTTTGCGTCGCTTATACCAGAAGAACTTGGTTCACTATTTTGAAATCGATACTGAATAGCACTTGTTATATCACCTGAATCTGGCACTAACTTTGGATCATAGATTTCTATAAACGTAATTATTGGAACAATACTCATCTCAATCCAATCCTCCCTCTAGCTGAACGACTATTTTGCAATGATCTCATTGTTGCTGTTTCACCCATATTTGCACCTTTATTTGCCGCCGCATTAACAATGCTGCCTACAGCAGATTTTGGGACATATTCATCACCGTTAAAGTTTAATGTTGGCCCTGTGTAATTTACATTGGTTGTTCCTCCAGTACGACCATGCATTTCAACTCCAAGTTTTCCACTTTTGCCTCTCTTAAGAGGCATTATCGCCTCTGGGCCAGCCTCACCCATCACGCCTAAATTAGAACCACCATATTTAAACATTGTTGGACTACTAACAACTCCACCTTTCCTATAAGGAACAATTTTGTTGCCAGCGAAAGCTGCTCCTTTGGCAAATAAACCTGGGAACATAAAGTTCATCAAAGGTTTAACAATTGCTGCTCTTACAGCAATCCTTGCCATATCTGCAATTATTGAACGAGCTAAATCTTTAAACGCAAGTTTTCCTGTCTGAACAAAATTCACTATCGTATCTTCTAACCCTTTAAACGCACCTACTACAGCATCTTCAACTGCTGGCTTGAAATCTTTCAAACTATCTGCAAATTTTTGAAGAGGTGATCCACCACCAGAACCTTGCAAATCATCAAAAATTGCTTTTAACTCTTTCCTTATTTCAGCAGCAGTTCCACCCTTTACAAATTTCTCCATAACAGCACCTAAGTCGTCATAAGCTTTCGTTACTGTTGCTAAACGAGTAGTAAGAGCATCAAATCCAAGCATATCTTTTGTAAAATCATCTAAGTTTTCCATTGCTTTTATTTGTTTCTGTAAATCAAGTTTTTCTTTTTCCAACGCTATTCTTTTTCTTATTGATTTTTCAAATAATTCTTCACTAGCAGTTCCATCTTTTAACTTTTCAAACATTTCATTATATTCACCTGTAAATCTCCTAAGTGCGATTGTTGCTGCAATTATTCCTGAAGCAAGTAACACCCAAGGATTTACTACAGCAAGAGCTAATGATTTTGCTTGAGCCGCAATAAATCCTTTCATTGCAAGAGTTGCAGTACCAATTGCAGTACCCATAGTTGCAAAAGCTCCACCCGTAGCAAATGCTTTTATTCCTACGAATACAAGAGCAGGAGTAAGGATTCCAATGATGTCCGTAATACCTACAATTCTTTCTCCAATAAATTTAATAATGGGAACAACAATTTTTGTTAAGCCAAGAAAAGCTTTTGCAACATTTACAGCCGCAGGTAATAGATCTTGCATCAACAAAATCCCTACTTCTTGTATCTCTGCTCCAACAGGTTGCAACGTCTTACCAACTGCTATCCGTAGATCATTGAATGCAACTCTTGCTCTTGCACCAGCATCTTGACTTGATTTTCCAATTTCTTTAGCAACATCAACATATTTACCACCCAACAGAGTCAAGAATTTTTCTAATTGAGCTAAACCAACAGTTCCATCTTTTAAAGCTTTCTGCAAATCAGCAGTTGAAGCATATATATCACTATTAGCCTTTTGAAATTCAACCACAGCCGCTGGAAATCTTTCACCCAGTTGCCCAGAAAGTTCTTCGGCTGATACCTTGCCTTTTGAATAGATTTGAACAAGTGCAGTTATCGCTGCTTTTGCATCTTCTGCACCACCAGCAGTACCTTTAATTGCTGCAAGTACGTTATAGAAAGCAAGTCCAGCATTATGTACATTTCCTCCAGCACCAATAACCGCAGCACTTAAACGAGTCATTCCTCGAATTGCTACTTCTTGAGGAACATTGAAATCTCTAACAGCTTTATCTGCTTGGGCTATGGCTAAGGCATACGCTTCTGCTGAAGCTTCCGCATCTCCTTGGACTTTTGTTGCTGCTTTTAATGCAATCTTTGCTTTATCAATATCTGCTGCATAAGTAGTTGCACTTCCTATGCCTTCAACAGCAGGTTTTAAAGCAAATCCTGCTGCTATTCCACCAGTTGCACCTGCGGCAAATCCTCCTCCTAATGCACTACTTATTCCACCGCCTATTAATCCAGTTATACCAGGCAGCGGCCCTCCAAAAGCAGTAGCTCCTGCAATACCAGTCAAACCTTGCATTAAATCTTTACGACCAAACTTCGATTTATTCATCGAAGAATTTGCTGAATCAATAGCAGTTTTTACACGAATAATTTCTTCTGTAAGAAGTCGAAACTGTCTTGAACCAATTCTTGCACCTTCTCTAACTCTTGTTAAAGCATCTACTTGTGCATTTAACCCACCAATTGTGTTATTTGCACCTTTACTTACTCCTAAAATTGCTGTTCTTAAACCTTTAATTTGTCTTTGACTTAAAGCTGCATTAGTTTCTAATTTTTTAAAAGTTCTACCAAGACCTTGAATTTGTTCAAAACCTTTTAAGTCTAATTTTAAAGTGAGTTTTTCTAACATTCCAGCCATATCAAGAATCCTTCTTATGTATTTCAGTAAGTGCCGTGCTTTCCATGATTTTTAAATCCTCAAGCATTGCTCGTCTGTTCTCTACATTGTATAGGTCAAACAAACCTCCTGCACTCAATAGAACCTCATATTTTAATCCAACATAGCCACTCATAGAAACATTCCATTGAGTTTGCATTCTTAGAAACATTAAGACTGTTTCCCAATTCTCTTGCCACACAACAAATCCATCTTCTTCTTCTTCTTTTGGTTTCTCAGGTAATTTGATACCAAAAATTTTAGCATCTTCATTTACCTGTTCATCTGATCCGCTGCCACCCGAAACCCAGTAAAGGGCAGCATCAATTAGTTTTTTCCTTGTGCATTCTGATAAAAATCACTAAAAGCAGTTACAACACCAGCAACAAAATCAACATCTTCAGAGAAAATTTTTAATTCTTTATCACAAAAAGGAATAGCTTTTCCTTCTTCATCTTCAATCTGATCCCATCCAGCAATTATCTTTTTTAAAGCAGTAAAATCTTGTTCTGCATCAAACTTAACAAGTTCTGACTTCTTTAATCTTTTAAATTTAATAATAAAATTATGAATATCAAATTCACCAGGGCTTGTTTCTGACGGTTTTTTTATTTCGACAGGCCAAGGATAGGCTGCTACCTTCTTCCTAACAAAACTCATAAGATAAGTAATAGAGATACTTTGACACTCTACTCATAAAAAGAGAGGGCGTAAGCCCCCTTCTAATCAAATCAACGCTTATTTATTTATATACAAGCGTAAACTCATCGTTTCCACTTGTTGAAGGACAAGCAGTAACTGGAATTTCAGCCATTACAACTCCAT